ATGTTGGATGTAGCTATTGAAAACCAGAACGGGTGGAATTATAGTGCACCTGCACCTCATAAAACGGGTGCCGGGATTTGCACCCCGATGATCACTAGAGCGCATAACCGCGCCAAAGCGGTTTTTTTATGCGTAAAGCGCAGCCACATTCAGATTATGGTGGGGCGTATGGGGCCGTTTTCGGGCGGGCCGGATTCTCTAGTGACCGGTAGTGCAAACCCTGTACGTCTCACCACCCATGAGATTTGCACCTCCGGTGGTGAGTTTACCAACTTATCACTAGAGGCTGCCATCATGGCTACTATCCCTACCCTTTCTCACCCTGACGTAACCATCGAAAATGGTCGTGCTGTCACTACGTCTGTTGCAGTTGCAGAGTTTTTCCGCAAGCTGCATAAAAACGTCATTCAAAAAATTGAAGCTCTGGAATGTTCCTCAGAATTCACTGAGCTTAATTTTAAGCCAAGTGAATACACCGACTCAACCGGGCGCAAACTCCCAATGTACCAAATCACCAAAAACGGCTTCGTTTTCCTGGTGATGGGTTTCACTGGCAAAAAAGCCGCTGCATTCAAAGAGGCCTACATCGCTGAGTTCGACCGCATGGAAGCAGAGCTACGCCAGAATAATACCACTCCCACAAACAAAATCATTCCGGGCGATGGGCGCACTCTGGTTGTTCGCTTCGACAAATTCGGCAACGTCGAATTCACTGAAACCGTTCCTGATGGCGCTCTCGTCTGTACCCTGGACACTTTCCGCCTTTATCTGGAGAAACAGGGCTGGACTCTTGTAAACCGAAGCGCAATTAAAAATATGACCGTCGAGCAGTTGCTGAGTATTAAATAGTTTTCTGGAATTTTCTTAATACGAGAAATTTATTAAGGAGATAATTATGATTGCTCATCACTTCGGAACTGATGAAATACCACGTCAGTGTGTGACTCCTGGCGATTATGTTCTTCATGAAGGTCGGACATATATCGCCTCGGCAAACAATATTAAAAAGCGAAAACTTTATATTCGTAGCCTGACTACAAAAACATGCATTTCTGACTGCATGATTAAAGTCTTCCTCGGTCGTGATGGTTTACCTGTAAAGGCGGAGTCATGGTGATGACTAAGAAAATAAAATGTGCTTACCACCTTTGCAATAAAGGAATTGAAGAAAGCAAAAGTATTAAAAGACCACTTCATTTCATGCGTGGAGTTATCCCAACGACGGAAATGAAAAAATATTGTAGTGAAAATTGTGCCGAAAAAGACCAGATGGCACACGAACTTTAACTAACTGACTATTCGAAACTGAATTTATGCCAGCAATGGCAGGGGTTCGCTCAACCTTAAAATAGTTATGAGGTTTATCAATGAGTACTGATAAAGAAAATTACGCTCTGTATTGCGACGCGAAAAATGATAAAACCAGAAAACGCCTCGGCATCAAAGGCGGCTTTTTCTGGACAGAGGCAAAAAAACTTTCTGTTGCGGTTTCACGCTGCATTGCTGCAATGGACGATGCCGGATTTGACGAAGAGGATTTTAAAAACCCATCCGCGTCCATTTACCCGTTGTGAATGACCTTCCACCGGAAGGTGTGTTTGATACTGAATTCTGCAACCGATACGAAAAAGGCGGAGAAGATGGTATCACAATGATACTTATCGCGCCCTCTGTTCCGGACAAACCAGCCAGTACTGACAATACCAACGTCAACGGCGAAGACATGGCTAAGATTGAGGAGAATATGCTTCTTCCGGTTTCAGGTCAGATTCTGCCTGTTCGCTGGCTGGCGCAACACAACAGCGAAAAACCGCTCACGCACGTTTCACTGGACAAACTGCGCGCATTACATAACGCACAGGATGAAAAACTTCCCGCCGTTACCGCGCTGGCCATCTCAAATAAAGCAGTGCAACTCGAACCGCTGGAGATTCGGGATTTGTACAAACTGGTGCGAGACACTGACAAAGTTTTCCCCGCCCCCGTAAATTCGGACCTGGGACTGATGACCTCTTTTATCGAAGCATACCTGGGCGCTGACTACACCGATCGCGGTCTGCTTACAAAAGAGTGGATGAAAGGAAATCGTGTTTCACGCATCAGCCGCACGCCATCCGGCGCTAACGCTGGCGGCGGAAATATTACCGATCGTGGTGAAGGATTCAAACATGATAAGACATCACTCGCACGAGATGTAGCCACCGGCGTTCTGGCCCGTTCAATGGATGTGGATATTTATAACCTTCATCCGGCACACGCTAAACGTGTCGAGGAAATTATCGCTGAAAATAAACCGCCCTTTTCTGTTTTCCGCGACAAATTCATCACCATGCCTGGCGGGCTGGATTATTCCCGCGCCATCGTGGTTGCGTCCGTAAAAGAAGCACCAATTGGGATCGAGGTTATCCCTGCGCATGTCACTGAATATCTGAACAAGGTGCTGATTGAAACCGATCATGCCAACCCTGATCCGGAAATCGTGGATATTGCCTGCGGTCGTTCCTCTGCCCCGATGCCGCAGCGTGTAACAGAAGAAGGAAAACACGATGGTGAAGAAAAACCGCAACCATCTTGCGCAATGGCAGATAAACAGGCAACGGCTGAAACAGTGGAACCGGATGCAACTGAACATCATCAGGACACGCAGCCGCTGGATGCTCAGTCACAGGTAAATTCTGTTGATGCGAAATATCAGAAACTGCGGGCAGAACTCCATGAAGCCCGGAAAACCATTCCGCCCAAAAATCCTGTCGATGCCGACAAATTGCTGGCTGCCTCTCGCGGAGAATTTGTTGAAGGGATTAGCGACCCGAATGATCCGAAATGGATTAAGGGGATCCAGACCCGCGATTCTGTGTACCAGAATCAGCCAGAAACGGAACAGAACGACCAGAAAGCGGAACAGAACAGCCCAAATACGCAACAAAACGAGCCAGAAACGAAACAACCTGAACCAGTAGTGCAACAGGAACCGGAAAAGATCTGCACCGCCTGCGGCCAGAGGAGTGGCGGCAACTGCCCTGATTGTGGCGCGGTGATGGGCGACGCAACATACCAGGAAACATTCGATGAAGAGAATCAGGTTGAAGCTAAGGAAAATGATCCGGAGGAAATGGAAGGCGCTGAACATCCGCACAATGAGAATGCTGGCAGCGATCCGCATCGCGATTGCAGTGATGAAACTGGCGAAGTCGCAGATCCCGTAATCGTAGAAGACATAGAGCCAGGTATTTATTACGGAATTTCGAATGAGAATTACCACGTAGGTCCCGGTGTCAGTAAGTCTCAGCTCGATGACATTGCTGATACTCCGGCACTGTATTTGTGGCGTAAAAATGCCCCCGTGGACAACACAAAGACAAAAACGCTCGATTTAGGAACCGCTTTCCACTGCCGGGTACTTGAACCGGAAGAATTCAGTAACCGCTTTATCGTAGCACCTGAATTTAACCGCCGTACAAACGCCGGAAAAGAAGAAGAGAAAGCGTTTCTGATGGAATGCGCAAGCACAGGAAAAACGGTTATCACTGCGGAAGAAGGTCTGAAAATTGAACTCATGTATCAAAGCGTTATGGCTTTGCCGCTGGGGCAATGGCTTGTTGAAAGCGCCGGACACGCTGAATCATCAATTTACTGGGAAGATCCTGAAACAGGAATTTTGTGTCGGTGCCGTCCGGACAAAATTATCCCTGAATTTCACTGGATCATGGACGTGAAAACTACGGCGGATATTCAACGATTCAAAACCGCTTATTACGACTACCGCTATCACGTTCAGGATGCATTCTACAGTGACGGTTATGAAGCACAGTTTGGAGTGCAGCCAACTTTCGTTTTTCTGGTTGCCAGCACAACTATTGAATGCGGACGTTATCCGGTTGAAATTTTCATGATGGGCGAAGAAGCAAAACTGGCAGGTCAGCTGGAATATCACCGCAATCTGCGAACCCTGGCTGACTGCCTCAATACCAATGAATGGCCAGCTATTAAGACGTTATCACTGCCCCGCTGGGCTAAGGAATATGCAAATGACTAAGCAACCACCAATCGCAAAAGCCGATCTGCAAAAAACTCAGGGAAACCGTGCACCAGCAGCAATTAAAAATAACGACGTGATTAGTTTTATTAACCAGCCATCAATGAAAGAGCAACTGGCAGCAGCTCTTCCACGCCATATGACGGCTGAACGTATGATCCGTATCGCCACCACAGAAATTCGTAAAGTTCCGGCGTTAGGAAACTGTGACACTATGAGTTTTGTCAGTGCAATCGTACAGTGTTCACAGCTCGGGCTTGAGCCCGGTAGCGCTCTCGGTCATGCATATTTACTGCCTTTTGGTAATAAAAACGAAAAGAGCGGTAAAAAAAACGTTCAGCTAATCATTGGCTATCGCGGCATGATTGATCTGGCTCGCCGTTCTGGTCAAATCGCCAGCCTGTCAGCCCGTGTTGTCCGTGAAGGTGACGAGTTTAGCTTCGAATTTGGCCTTGATGAAAAGTTAATACACCGCCCGGGAGAAAACGAAGATGCCCCGGTTACCCACGTCTATGCTGTCGCAAGACTGAAAGACGGAGGGACTCAGTTTGAAGTTATGACGCGCAAACAGATTGAACTGGTGCGCAGCCAGAGTAAGGCTGGTAATAACGGGCCATGGGTAACTCACTGGGAAGAAATGGCAAAAAAAACGGCTATTCGTCGCCTGTTTAAATACCTGCCTGTCTCAATTGAAATCCAGCGTGCAGTATCAATGGATGAAAAGGAACCACTGACAATCGATCCGGCAGACTCCTCTGTATTAACCGGGGAATACAGTGTGATCGATAATTCAGAAGAATAATTCAGCCTGGCGGTGTAATGCACCGCCAACGCGAGACAGTTTTTATGACAAAAATTATGAGATATGACGATGTTAAACCATGTCCGTTTTGTGGTTGTCCATCTGTTACGGTGAAAGCAATTTCAGGATATTACCGGGCAAAATGCAACGGATGCGAATCCCGAACTGGCTATGGTGGAAGTGAAAAAGAAGCACTCGAAAGATGGAATAAACGAACTACTGGAAATAATAATGGAGGTGTTCATGTATAAAATAACTGCCACTATTGAAAAAGAAGGTGGCACTCCTACTAACTGGACAAGATATTCAAAATCTAAATTAACGAAATCAGAATGCGAAAAAATGCTCTCAGGGAAAAAAGAAGCAGGCGTGTCCAGAGAGCAGAAAGTAAAGCTGATAAATTTTAATTGCGAGAAACTTCTGTCCTCGTGAGTTGCATTATATACAAATTAAAACTTCATAGCTGATTATTAATAATCAACATCAGGCGTCAATTTCAGTCTAACATTGGCGCCTGCCAGAGGTGATGCGATGGCACAAGTAATCTTTAATGAAGAGTGGATGGTTGAATACGGCCTGATGCTTCGCACTGGTCTGGGGGCCAGACAAATTGAAGCATACCGCCAGAACTGTTGGGTGGAGGGCTTCCACTTCAAACGAGTATCTCCTTTAGGTAAGCCAGACAGCAAACGAGGGATTATCTGGTACAACTATCCAAAGATAAATCAGTTTATCAAAGACTCATGATATGTCTAAATTACCAACAGGTGTCGAGATTAGAGGTAGAAACATTCGCATCTGGTTCATGTTTCGAGGAAAACGATGTCGGGAAACATTAAAAGGCTGGGAGATTACAAACAGTAATATTAAAAAGGCCGGAAATTTAAGAGCGCTGATAGTTCATGAAATAAACTCCGGTGAATTTGAGTATTTAAGACGTTTTCCCCAGTCCAGCACTGGGGCAAAAATGGTGACAACGAGAGTCATAAAAACGTTCGGGGAGCTTTGTGATATCTGGACAAAAATTAAAGAGACAGAGTTAACAACAAACACAATGAAGAAAACGAAATCACAATTAAAAACACTCAGAATAATAATTTGTGAAAGTACCCCGATATCATATATTCGTTATAGCGATATCTTAAACTACCGGAATGAACTGCTGCATGGAGAAACGCTTTACCTGGATAATCCAAGATCCAACAAAAAAGGAAGAACCGTGCGCACAGTTGATAACTATATCGCCCTGCTCTGTTCGCTGTTACGTTTTGCGTATCAGTCGGGATTTATATCAACCAAACCATTTGAAGGAGTAAAAAAATTACAGCGAAACAGAATAAAGCCTGACCCGTTATCTAAAACAGAATTCAATGCATTAATGGAAAGTGAAAAAGGACAGAGCCAAAACTTGTGGAAATTTGCCGTTTACTCCGGGCTTCGTCACGGGGAACTGGCAGCTCTGGCGTGGGAGGATGTGGATTTCGAGAAGGGAACTGTGAATGTCAGAAGAAACCTGACGATACTGGATATGTTCGGTCCCCCAAAAACAAATGCCGGGATCCGGACAGTAACATTACTGCAGCCTGCTCTTGAAGCACTGAAGGTGCAATACAAACTGACCGGGCATCATCGCAAAAGCGAAATCACCTTTTATCATCGGGAGTACGGCAGAACCGAAAAGCAAAAACTGCATTTTGTTTTCATGCCCAGGGTGTGTAACGGAAAACAGAAACCTTATTACTCGGTAAGCAGTTTGGGGGCAAGGTGGAATGCAGCAGTAAAACGTGCTGGTATTCGCCGCCGTAATCCGTACCATACGCGGCATACTTTTGCCTGCTGGCTGTTGACGGCAGGAGCGAACCCGGCATTTATAGCCAGCCAGATGGGGCATGAAACTGCGCAGATGGTGTATGAAATTTACGGTATGTGGATTGATGATATGAACGACGAACAGGTAGCCATGTTGAATGCGCGGCTATCGTAG